TAAGGTTTTGCTAATCCCTTAACAAGATCATCATCTTTCTGGAATTGCATATGAGAAAAATTTATTTTCCATTGCCTACAAACTTTTAGTAATAAAATATTAGCTATGATTAAAGATGATTCGTGTGTGCACATAGAGTTTCTAGCTGTTACATATACATCATATGTGGAAAAGAAATCATTCAAAAAGTTCCCTGATGTAGATGGTTCTATTAATGAATAACAGAATTTCATATCAGTATTAGCGATTCTTTTGTCACCTAAATGAATGCTATTAAATTCAACTTTATCTGATATGATATTTTTGTAATTGCTTGTTTTTATTCCATATAATAAGAAAAAATTGCCTATATTTTTCATGAAATTTTTAATAATATTATAAGTTATTTGCATAATTTCTAGCATTTCTTCAGATGCTTTACTTAATTGTCCAGAAAAATAAGTAATTATTGCAACATCATCAGTCACAAAAATGTCAATATTTAAATTAATATCCTTCTGTTCTTCTTTTAAACTAGTTTCATAAACACTCATTAAATATTGTTTTAATTTCATCATACATAAAGTATGATACATTGAACTTGATTGATGGAATATACCTTGTCCCATATGACTTCTTCCTAATTTTCCAAAAAGAGAATATGAATAATCAGATCTATCAAATAATTTTGGTATCCAACAAGGCATTTCAAAAACTTTAAACTCAGATAGAAAACAAATTAATGCTGGCAGATAAGATTCAGTTGTTTTATTTGATAACATGAGAGCTAGCAGGCCAAATGTAACAGTTGAGAAATTAGGTCCCCATCTTGTTTGATCAGCCGTTAAACATAATTGATGGCTTCCATGGATAGAATTTTCATATGAATCCACATAATCTGATACTTTATTGGGATCATGTAATTTATCTATATTTGTTAATCTAGCCCATCTTTCAAAAAATCTCTCACAAACAACTTGTAGTATTCTAAATTCAGATGTTAAAATTGATATTTCCCTGTCCCCACCAACTTGATCTTTATCAAACATTCTCTGAAGTAAATCTATTAATTTATTAGAATTCAATTTATCTATAATTCTAATTGCCATTAAAGAAGTTGAACTAGTATTATATTTAACAACCAAATCTCTTATTGTTTCGATAGCTAATCCAGGTTTACCAGTTACTGAATAGGTACTTGCCTTAGCAGTCATTAATTCAGATATTGATGGTAAAGAACCCTGCATGCTTTTATAATTAACATTCATTCCATCAATTAAACTATAATTAGCCACCAAAGATGCTGGTGTAAATGTAAATCTTCCATCAGTCCTTTTAGATAAGTTTTGTAACATATCTAAATGATTATAATATAACGAATATAATTTATTTTCTTCTGGTTCTCTAACTATTTCCAAAAATGTTTCATAAATTAAAGCAACCATATCTGTGTTTTTATTATATAAATCAATTTCATCAGCTAATTCAGTAACAGTTGATTGTAAATGTCTCATTTTCCCATAAGTGTTTGATGGACATAAATTAACCAAAAAACTCTCCCAGCCAAGATTTTTGAATTCTAAATTCATTAGTGGTGTTCTACCATAAGTCAACTGACCTCTATTAGCTTTTTTAATTAATTCGTTCATTATTATTTTAAACGATAATTTTCTTTTAACTGGTACATCTATTACCTTACTTAATTTCTTTATAGTTTCATTAATTTGTGTACTAGACATACATATACCAGTTGAAAAATACCTGTATACTTTAAGAAACTTACTCAAACCCCATGAATTCTCTACTATAATTCTACAAATTATAACTAATTCAATTGTTGTTAACTCTCTATCTAAATCCTTTTGCATAGAAGCTAAAACAGATATCATTCTATGGTGACCAACAGAATGATTTTCTATGTCAGCTAATCTCCATTTTTCTGTTCTTAAAACATTGTTATCATGAAGATAAGAAACATATGCCACTCCCTTATCCTTT